GACAAAGCTGAAAATCAATACGTCATACGTATTGCTCAGCCTCTAGCTTCGCTAGCTCGATTCCGACACCAATCCAGGTGCGTTGTGCCTTAGGCTGGCTGCCCTTGTGGCTTTAGTTTGTTCAAAGTGAACTACTGGCGGTAACTGCACACAAAGTGCAGATCTTCCCGCTGGCTTCACTTCTGAGCAACGGTCAGTCTCTGGACTTGCACAAAACTTCTACTCTTAGTTCCGCTGCCTATACACCAACTCTGTAAACACCAGTGACCACCGTAGGGTTAATTGCTACCGCTCTGCACCGGCCGTCAGTGGACACATTACCCAGCATAGCACTCCCTAGTCCGAGCCAAGGGGTTCGCTCCGGGTTGCATCTAAGCTGTTCCCTCCACGGGGTAGGCATTTGCAATTAGGGCTAGGTGATCTGATCTGGGCGTATTGTGTTGCACAAGTAGCAAACCCATAGGAGCGTGGAATCCTATTCTGCGGCTCGCTGGTTGATACAGTTTTGATATGGGCAAGAACAATCCAAAACGCAGCCCTATTGTGCTGCCAGATCCCATACCACCTCCCCTGCAGCTGTTTATAAAGATAGCAGCTGCGGAGGAAGGTCATCCTAAGGATTTGTCCTACTTAGGTGGCTACAATTTGCTCACCACTAAGTCCATACCGGGTGTGCAAGTTCTAGACCCTGTGACATCACTCACGGCTTTTGAGCAGTTCTTTGGTGCTCAACCGATCTTACGCGCTGTCCGCAATCTGATTGTTGACCGCAAAGCTGATTGGTTTGCCTCCAAGGACAATTTTGCTAACAAAGCCATTAATCTTACTTTTACTGATCACGTTTTACGTGCTGTTATTCAGCATGCACCTCAGCGTGTTTCAGCTTTAGCTTCGCTGGCACTCTATCATAAGATTGTGAAGATTGACAGCGTTGAATTGAAAACTATTGCTGATCAGGTTGCTATTGAAGCTGCCTACACCAATAAAATCGGTGTGGCTTTGGCTGATGCCAAGGCTATAACCCTGACACATAAGGATGGCTACCTAACACTCAACAATGCTGTGTTAGGCCCTGTCTTTACTAACACCCTGTTAGCTCAGGCTACACCCAGCAATGGTGCTATGACCTATTCGGACTTTCACCTCTTTCCGAATGCGTCTTTAGCCATTGTGGATGGTGTTAGTGTGCCAATTGTATCTAAACCTATTGTGGCTTCTCAACTTGGAGTCATACCAGATGAAAATGTAACACTTGTGCCTGACTATGACCAGCTCATTCCACCACAAGTTGCTGGAAGTGCTGTAAAAGTAGCAGGACTTACTTACATCAAAACAGCGGATTCTCCACCACTTTACTATCCAAAAGTGAAGGGTGGTGTTCTCGCCGTAGCTCTCAAACCTACAGGCACTAGAGACAAGAAGCTCTCAGTTGTCTTTCATGCCAAACCCAACAATGTTTTGTTGGCCTTCATACAGCTCCAGGAATTTCTCAACAGGTCCACTGGTGTGATTTCCAAAGCTGATCTAGACACCTATGATGTTGCACCTAATGTAAGAGTGTCTTTTGGCACATCCAAACCTGGTGACATCGTAGTTAGTACTGAAGAAGACTACCTTCGTTGCTTTGATACAGAGGAGGTTAGTCATCTCTACAAAATCTTTCAAACTGAGTCCTGGGCCTGTTTGTCACAGCAGTTTCGAAAACTCCGCATACGGGTCTCAGATTCAATCTACCATGTTTTGAGCTTTTTAGAGCGTCTTATGGACCTCTTTAAGCCCTTAACAACACTAGTCAACACACTCATTGACAAGATTAAAGACTTGTCACTTGATGTAGCTGCTAGAATTACAAATGTGCAGATTGTCTATTCTGCTGGACGTCTTGTTGTGGAAACGACGTCTGTACTATCTACTTTGTTGCAGCCTTTGTGTGATTTCATCACACCATTTCTTAAGAAAATGGCAGGTTTTGCAACTTATGCTGTTGGAAGGTCCATGGTCTTGTTTACTAGCATGGGCTCTTTTATTCTTCAGCAAACAAAAGTACGTGTAGTTAATAAGGTTAGGTATGTCTTCGACGTGTCTGCCGACTACCGTATAGACAATGTAACAACAAAAGTTAATTTGCATGATAGTCTTCATGTTACTAGTGACACACCATCTGGCCCTCTGGAGCTAGTTGACGTTGTCATTGGTGACACTGTCCTGCAGATGGCTACTGATGGTAAAGCATACTATCCTAGTGATGGAGAATATGCTTCTTTACCTGCGTTTAAAGCTGGATCCGATGAGTTGTCTATCACCTTCACTTGTGATGTGTTTGATGATGACCTTAATTCAGCTATAAATGATACACTTGTTAGCTACGAATTGAATCAACTCGTAGCACCACGTGATTCAACACCCAGGCAGATAGCAGCATTAGTTGTTAATACACTAGTGGATGCCATCACTGATTACTTTCCTGAAAAGTCTTTGGATATGCCTGAAGATTATCAAGTCTTCTCTACTTTTGACGACTTGCCATTAACAAATGAACACATTCCAGATCATCTCACCTTATACATTCAAGCAATGGAGGGTGATGATGAGGATGATGATGTCATTATTGAAGATGATGACCAGGAGGTCATTCTTGACACGGATGAGGATGAGGGTGTTATACCCCAATGTTGGGACATCCCAAACATTGATAAAGTCCTTAACAAATTTAAGACTCAGCAGGATTTGACCATTGATGTTAAACCTACTGAAGAATTGCCAAGTGTTGAACAACCTAAAATTGTTCAAGATGTCGATCAATCTGAGGTTCTATTGAAAGAGCCACAAATTGCGCAAACTCAAGATGCAGAACCCCCTGTACCAATTGTTCCAGAACTTACTGGTTCAAAACCTAAGTCTCTTAAACAATACTTTAGTGCCAATAAGTTAGACACTATTAGTGAAGAGACATGTGATACAATAGTAACCCCTGAGGCTACTATACAAGTGGAAGAGTCAGACATACAAATTGCAGATGATGCAAGTGCTGTTGATGACTCTCTTGAAAATCACGAATCAGACACATGCATTGTGGATGATGACACTTTGTCAGATTCTGCAATTCCAGTTGTTGACGATTCTGACACTATCATCACAGATAGCACAGAAGGTGATGATACTGAACAATTGTTGGACACTGTTGTTAATCAACCACTTACTATTGACAACAACATCCCAACACATGCTATTAAACAACCAAGCCCTACTATGGTAGAGCTGGTTGTTGGTGATTTGTCAACTATAAAGTTTGACAATTCAGTCCTAGTTAACCCAGCTAATGCGCAGCTCACTAATGGTGGTGGTGCTGCAAAAGCAATTGCTGAGTTGGCGGGACCCGATTATCAGGCATTTTGTAAATCGATAGCCCCAATTAGTGGTGCTGTTACTACAGATGCTTATGATGCCAAAAAGCTGGGTGTTGCTTGTATCTTGCATGTAGTACCTCCTCGTGGTACAGATGTTGATGTGCAAGAAAAACTTATACAGGCATACCGCAGCATACTCACAGAACCTGCACACTATGTTATACCAATATTAGGTGTTGGTATATATGGTTGCAATCCTGTACACTCTTTGGATGCCTTTAAGAAAGCATGTCCTCCTAACATAGGCCGTGTTACCTTAGTCACCAAAGATGTAAACCACTTACAGTTGTGGGACGCACTAAATCGAATAGTGGTGCGTACTACTAAGGATTTTGATCAGATTACAACACAAGCACTTACCCCACAGGGAGTTTTGGATGCAAATCTCTTTGATGGTGATGTATTTGTGCAGGAACCTAGTCCAAACCAGGTTTATCTTGCTGTTGATGATCACATCCAACAACATGCTAGAGACTTGGGACTTACATTAAAACAATATTGTAATTTTCTCAAGTACTCACACCACAAGTGGTCGATACAACGCATTAATGGCGTTGTACACCTTAAGCAGAAGGATAATAATTGTTTTGTTAGTTCAGCTTTGAACTTGTTTCAAAACACTCATTATCGACTCACATTTGCCGTTGATGAACTTTATCAGGAGTACAAAAACGGCAATCCTAATAGACTTGTTGCTTGGATCTATGCCTCTGTCAATCATGTAATTGGTGACATGGGCTGTCCTCAACAAGTGCTTTCACTTCTTGTCAATAATGCCAACTGTAAATTTTCTGGTACTGCTAATTGTTGCAATACCTATTTTACGCATGATGGTGTTATTGCCAATACCAATCAATCTGGACCTTTGGAACCAGAAGTCTTTTGTATGCGTTGTGACAAATGGACAACATTCACACCAGATAATGTGGATGGTGTTGTAGTCCTAGGCAATGTTCAAGGCCCTGCAACAACGCATTCAATTATGTTTGCCAACTCCCACTGTTGGTATACTGATGGTAAAAAATCGATTAACAGTTACAATGTTAATGCAAACGTTGTAGCTGTTTATCATAAAATGCAAGTGGCTCGACCTATGTTAGTTCAGCCACAAGCTACTTCTCAGACATTAACTAACCAAAAAGTTGATGTTGCTAAAAATAATAAACCCTTTAAACCAGAGGTAAAGGTTGCACTACCTGTTGCAAACACCTTTGATTGTTTGAAGGTAGAAGAAATACCAACTAGTAGTGTTCTTAACTTGGATCCTAAAGTCAAAGTTGAGAATGCAGCAGTTAAACCCATCAAGTATGAGACATTGAACAATCCCAATGCCTTAGATTTACTTGATTTGTGGATACGTAAACCTAAACACGTTCTTGTAAAAGCATGGACTGTTATTGGTAAACCACTTTTTAAAGCTGGCAAAGTTATTTTGCTAACTACTAAACACATTAAGCGCATCTATGATTATCTGTGTGGTGCAGGTCTCATAGATGTTACTGCGACATTGGGTGTTAAGCTGGCTTACAAAGTTGCAAAGCGCTTTGTGCCATCATTATCAACAGTACGCAGAACTTGTATTGGTTTGTTTTATAGTGCACACACTATATTAAAAACCTGTGCACCTTTTTTACTTTTACCAGCTATAGCTAGTATATTATCATCCGGTTATCAGCTGACTTCTTATTTCTATGGTAAAGCAGGTTTGGCATGTCCAGCCAACCTAAGTAACCATTATGATTACCAATCTTTCTGTGCTGGTGACCTAACTTGCTTAGGTTGTTTTGATGGTACAGATTCTTTACACTTGTATGACCACTTGAAAATTAATCAAGTGGTTGTTAACACTACAAATTATATGCCTTATGCTTTGGCTATAATATTATGTTTTGTTAACATAGTACTTGTTATACTCACAGCTCTTGCTGTGTTCTGTGTTAACTTATATAAACTCAAAATACCTTTGTATGGTATTGTACAACTTGAATATCAAAATACCTTTATTTGTGTCTTTGCTATCTATTATGTAGTGCGCATTTTACTATTTTTTAGACATCTTGCATATGGCTGTAAGAAGCCTAATTGCAATTTGTGTGCTAAAATGAAAATCGCACCTACTTTGACTGTGGATACTGTAGTGCAAGGACGCAAGTTTCCCTCAGTTATACACACTAATGGTGGTGTTAAAATTTGTCCTAATCACAATTTCTATTGTAAGGATTGTGATAGTACAAACCCCACCACTTTCATCCCTACTGAAGCAGTTGAGTCTCTTTCAAAGATCACTCGACTTCATGTAAAACCTACTGCACCTGCCTATGTCTTGGCTCGTGATGTAGAGTGTCAAACTGATGTTGTTGTTGCTCGAGCTACCATTAGTGGTCAAGCTCAAGTTTGCATTTCAAAGTATTCTGACATTAGAACCGTTGAAGCACTATTAAAACCAACTCCATTGTTTTCATATACGCCGGATGTTATCATTGCGGCGGATTTTGATAACGCGGGTAGTTTAAAAACAGCTAAAGAATTGGCTGTGGTGCTTTCTATGGATTTAAAACGCACAATTATAATTATTGACCAGGCTTATTCTAAGCCTATTGATAATTATACTGAGATTATTTCTCGTATTGAGAAATATTATCCAACACAGAAGATCAACCCTACTGGTGATCTTTATACTGATATAAAAACTGCAACTAATGGTCAGGCTACAGATTCTGCCATTAATGCAGCTATGATAGCAGTTCAGAAGGGTTTGGATTTTACCATTGATAACCCTAATCACATATTGCCACATTATGCTTTTGACTTTTCAACACTCTCAGCTGAAGACCAGTCTGTTTTAATTGAGACTGGTTGTGCTAAGGGTAATCTCAAAGGCACTAATGTAGGTGTTGTTTTATCTGCAAATGTTGTTACGCGTCTTAGCAATTCTGCAATACGCGTTATAGCTAATGCAGCATCACGTAATGGCGTTACCTGTTCAGTAACTCCATCTACTATTACACTTCGTGGCAATATTGCTACTCAGCCTTTACAAAGATTAAAGGCTGGTGCGCGTATTACCATTAAACCTCTACTTAAATGGGTGTTGTTGTTTGGTGCTGTCTATGGTGCTGCATTGCTCTTGAGTTATGCAGCAACCGCTGTTAGCAACCCAACAATACCACGTGTTAAATCAGACATTCCTACCACTGGCTTCTATGTCATTAGGAATGGAGTTTTAGACACAATAAAATCTAGTGACACTTGTTTCTCCAACAAGTTTGTCTCTTTTGATGTTTATATACAAGCTGATTATGTTAATTCACACCACTGTCCAGTGGTGGTTGGCATAGCAGATGTTCAAACATTGTCAGTGCCAGGCATACCTGCTGGTATAATAACACGGGATGGTGGTATATTGCATGTCTATGAGCAAGCATTGTACGACCGGTTACAAAGACAGTCCATGGTTCAAGAAGCTTTAGGTCTCAAGACTAAAGCTCTCTTTAATTTGGGCCATAGAACTGTAGTTGGTTATACTAGGACTGAAGTGGTCACTGGTGCTTCTTATATTAGGTCACCTGCATTATTTAATGCAAAATGCACCTACTTACAACGTGATGGTGACAGACGCCTCTATTGCTATGATACAGTAGACACTGAGCATAGGTTATATACAGACGTTTTGCCCCATGTTGATTATAAAGCTGTTGATTTTAATGGTAATCTTGTTCCATTCAAGATACCTGAACAGCTTCTATACTACCCACACATTGTCCGGTATGTCAGTAATTCTTATTGTCGTATGGGACATTGTTTTAAAACAAATCCTGGTTTGTGTGTATCCTTTACGGATGAATTCCCGTATAGTGAAAACGCCCAGCCTGGTGTTTATTGTGCAGATTCTGGGTACCAGCTATTCTCTAATTTAGTCTTAGGTACAGTATCTGGACTTCATGTTTTTACATCTACGGCTGCATTATTAGGATCTACTTGTTTTATCCTAATTTGTGTTGTAGCTGTTTTAACCTTTCAGCGTTTGTTTAAAGAGTACACAGCCTTTGTGTTGTATACTATCTTTATAGCAATAATTAATATTGTTGGCATTGTTCTAGTGTACAACTGTATTTCTATTGCATTTGTGTATTATGCTATCTATCTTTATTGTGCTTTAACACTTACTAGTGTTAGACGCAACATTGCATTATTCTATTTAGCTATTGTAGTAGTGCCGCACATTAGCAACATGCAGCTCTTGGCTGTGTGTGTTTGTAGTGTCTTGTACTTACTCTATAGCTACATCTATACTGTTTCTAAAACTGGTGGTAAATTTTCATCATTTTTAGAGGCTGCAAAATCCACTTTTGTTATAGATAATGACAAATATGTTCTTTTAAGAGACTTGGCTGGTGCCGATTATGACACTTACCTAGCCTCTTACAACAAATATAAGTACTTTTCTGGCACTGCCTCTGATAAGGATTATGATAAAGTGTGTATGGCCTTCTTGGCTAAAGCACTATCATCATTCCGTGAAGGAGGCGGAGCACAGTTGTACACACCACCTAAGCTTGCTGTTGTTCAGAGTCTTAAGACTAAACTGCAGGCTGGTATAAAACTCCTACCCCATCCATCAGGTGTTGTAGAGCAATGTATGGTAGCCGTGACATATGGGAGTTCTACTCTTAATGGCATATGGCTTAACAATGTAGTCTATTGTCCACGCCATGTTATCGGTAAATACAAGGGTGAACAATGGTTACATATGGTCTCCATAGCTGACTGTCGAGATTTCTTGGTCAACTGCCCAAATCAAGGCGTTCAGCTTAATGTAACCTCTATTAAGATGGTGGGCGCTCTCTTACAATTGACCGTTCACACATCGAATACAAAAACACCTGCACATGAGTTTGTACGTTTAACTCCTGGTGCATCTATGACCATTGCATGCACCTATGATGGTGTAGTACGCAATGTCTATCATGTAGTATTACATACTAATAATCTAATATATGCAAGCTTTCTTAATGGAGCTTGTGGTAGTGTGGGTTACACTCTTCGAGGTAAAACACTACTACTGCATTATATGCATCACCTTGAGTTTAATAATCAAACACATGGTGGTACTGACTTACATGGTGTCTTTTATGGACCCTATGTTGATGAAGAAATAGCACAACAGCAAACAGTCTTTCAATATTACACTGATAATGTTGTTGCTCAAATCTATGCTCACATACTTACTCATGATGCTAGACCTAAATGGCTCGCATCCTCTGATATTAGTGAAGCAGACTTTAATGCATGGGCAGCTAACAATTCTTTTGCTAGTTATCCATGTCAATCTGCCAATCAGGCATATATTACAGGACTTGCTCAAACCACACGTGTTTCTGTTGGTAGAGTCCTTAATACTATTATTCAGTTGACTCTAAACCGTAATGGAGCACTGATAATGGGTAAACCAGATTTTGAGTGCGATTGGACGCCAGAAATGGTGTACAACCAGGCACCCATAAACTTGCAATCTAACGTTGTTAAACGAGCATCTTTGTGGTTCCTACATTGTTGCTTTGTTGCTGTTATGATTGCTTTTGCAATGCTACATTTATTACCAACTGAACTTTTGCCTGTTGGTTTATCAGTAGCAGTTTGTAGCAGCTTTGTGCTTACTTTAACTATTAAGCACTCTGTTGTTTTTACAACCACTTATTTGTTACCGGCACTTCTTATGTTGGTAGCGAATTCATCTACTATTTGGATTCCAAACACCTATTTACGTATGACTTATGAATGGGTATTTGGCATCACTATGTCTGAAAGACTATCAGTTTACACTGTAGGACTATACATTTGTGTCTATTTAGCACTTGCGCTTAATTATACTCTTAGGTGCATGCGCTATAGATCAACTTCTTTTATTAACCTTTGTATGCAATGTTTCCAGTTTGGTTACATGGTTCAAATTGTATATAGGTTAATGACACAGAAATGGACAGAACAATTACTATTTACCGCAATCTCCTTACTAACTTCCCATCCAGTTATGGCAGCTAGTAGTTGGTGGTTGGCTGGTAGATGTGTGTTCTCGGCATTCTTACCAGACCTTGCCATACGCATAATAGTTTACCTCTTTTTAGGGTATGTTATGTGTATGCGTTTTGGTTTACTATGGTTAGTAAACAAATTTACAACTATTCCTTTTGGCACTTATTCTTATATGGTGTCAATTGAGCAACTTAAGTATATGATGGCAGTTAAGATGGCGCCACCGCGCAATTCTTTTGAAGCTATTGTTGCTAACATACGTTTAATTGGACTTGGCGGTACTCGTAATATTGCCATTTCTACTGTACAAAACAAAGTATTAGATGCAAAAGCTACTGCTGTTGTTGTTGCTAACCTCCTTGACAAGGCTGGTGTTACCAACACGCATAGCGTTTGTAAGAAAATAGTTAAGCTTCATAATGATACTCTCAAGGCTACAACCTTTGAGGAGGCTGAAACCTCTCTTGTGAAGCTTCTAGTTCATATTATAGACTTGCTACCTAAGGATCAGATAGATACATTTTTATCTAATTCTGTTAGAGTGCAAGCTATAAACGATTATTTTGACAACTTGCTTGAAAACAAACTTGTTTTACAGGCTGTAGTTGATGCCAACATTAATCTGGATTCTTATAGAATATATAAGGAGGCAGATGCTGCTTATAAGAAATCTGTGGAATTAAATGAATCACCACAGGAACAAAAGAAAAAGCTTAAGGCAGTTAACATTGCAAAGTCTGAATGGGAGCGTGAGGCTGCTTCTCAGCGTAAGCTTGAGAAGTTAGCTGATGCTGCTATGAAGTCTATGTATCTTGCAGAGCGCGCTGAAGACCGTCGTATTAAACTTACTTCTGGTTTAACAGCTATGCTCTACCACATGTTGCGTCGCTTAGACTCAGATAGAGTTAAAGCTCTATTTGAATGCGCTAAGCAACAGATATTACCCATACATGCCATAGTTGGTGTGTCAAATGACAACTTAAAAGTCATTCTTAATGACAAAGATAGCTATTTACAGTATGTAGATGGTAACACACTTATTCATAAAGGTGTCCGCTACACTATAGTTAAAAAGCTTTCTTTGGATAATTCACCTGTTGATGGTATACCTGAAGAGTACCCTGTTGTTGTTGAAACAGTAAGGGAAGGTGTACCACAAATTCAGAATAATGAACTCTGTTTGCGTAATGTATTTACTGCGCAAACTAGTGTTCTAGATAATAACGGCACTGAAAGCACTGCAAAGGCTTTCTATGTTTCTAGAACTGGTAAAAAGATTCTAGTTGCCGTTACCTCTAATAAAGATAATCTTTCCACTGTTACATGTCATACAGATAATGGTAAGGTTGTCTTAAACTTGGATCCACCTATGCGATTCTCACACGTAGTTGGTGGTAAGCAAAACATAATATATCTGTATTTTATACAGAATATTAGCTCCCTTAACAGAGGTATGGTTATAGGCCACATCTCTGGTACTACAATTTTACAAGCCAACGGTACTCAAATTGAGTACCAGGAAAATGCATCACTCCTAACCTACTTGGCATTTGCTGTTGACCCTAAAGCAGCCTACCTCAAGCATATTGCTGATGGTGGTAAGCCTATACAGGGATGTATACAGATGATTGCTACGTTGGGACCGGGTTTTGCAGTAACTACTAAACCACAACCAAATGAGCAGCAATTCTCATATGGTGGTGCCTCTATTTGTTTATATTGCCGCGCCCATATACCTCACCCAGGTGTTGATGGACGTTGCACTTATAAAGGACGATTTGTGCAAATTGATAAGGACAAAGAGCCTGTTTCTTTTGCATTGACTCATGAACCATGTAATGCTTGTCAGAGATGGTCTAATTATGACTGTACTTGTGGATCTGTCTTGCAGGGTTCGCCTTATTTAAACGAGTAATGGGTTCTAGTGGTGCCCTGCTAGAACCCTTACAGCCTGGATCTCAACCAGATGCTGTTAAACGGGCATTTCATGTACACAATAATATTACCTCTGGTATATTTTTGAGTACAAAAACCAACTGTTCACGGTTTAAAACCACTCTTTCTAATCTACCATTACCTAACACTGGTAATGTTGACCTTTTCTTTGTCTCCAAACAATGTTCACAGCAAGTTTTTGAAATTGAAGAAGCTTGCTATAACAAGTTTGATGACAAACTTAAATCAACTGATAAGACATTTGGTGTCCTTGCAAAAACTGACTTTTTCAAGTTCGACAAGATACCTAATGTTAATCGTCAGTATTTGACAAAATATACATTATTAGACCTGGCTTATGCACTTCGGCATTTGTCAACGTCTAAGGATGTAATTAGAGAAATACTTATTACCATGTGTGGCACTTCTGAGGACTGGTTTGGTGATCTATGGTATGACCCAATAGAAAACCCTACCTTCTACAGAGAATTCCACAAACTTGGTAGTATATTAAATAGGTGTGTGCTTAATGCTAACGCATTTGCAAAGGCGGCTGCCGATTCTGGTGTTGTTGGCATACTCACTCCTGATAACCAAGATCTGTTAGGTCAGATCTATGATTTTGGTGATTGTATCCTTACTGAACCAGGTAATGGCTGCATTGACCTATCTTCTTACTATTCATATCTTATGCCCATTATGTCAATGACACACATGCTTAAATGTGAGTGTTATGACATTGATGGTTCTTCACTTGAATATGATGGTTTTCAATATGATTTTACTGATTTCAAACTTCAATTGTTTGATAAGTATTTTAAGTATTGGGACCGTCCATATCATCCTAACACAATAGATTGTCCAGATGATAGGTGTGTTTTACACTGTGCGAACTTTAATATATTGTTCGCTATGTGTATACCCAACACAGCTTTTGGTAATCTATGTTCTCAAGCCACTGTTGATGGTCATATAATCATCCAGACAGTTGGTGTACACTTAAAAGAATTGGGCATTGTCTTTAATCAGGACGTTAATGCCCATATGTCAAACATTAATCTAAACACACTGTTGCGCTTAGTTGGTGATCCTACCACCATAGCTAGCGTTTCAGACAAGTGTATAGATTTAAGAACTCCATGCCAGACCTTAGCGACTATGTCTAGTGGTATCACTAAACAGTCTGTTAAGCCTGGACATTTTAACCAACATTTCTACAAGCACTTGCTTGATAGTGATCTACTTAACCAATTAGGTATAGACTTAAAGCACTTTTACTATATGCAAGATGGTGAAGCTGCTATTACTGACTACAGCTACTATAGGTATAACACACCCACTATGGTTGATATAAAGATGTTTTTGTTCTGCCTTGAAGTTGCAGATAAATATCTTCAGCCTTATGAAGGTGGGTGTCTTAATGCACAGTCTGTTGTAGTCAATAATCTTGACAAATCTGCCGGTTACCCTTTTAATAAATTGGGTAAGGCACGTAATTATTATGATATGACTTATGCTGAACAGAATCAACTGTTTGAGTATACAAAACGTAATGTTTTGCCTACACTCACTCAGATGAATCTTAAGTATGCTATATCAGCTAAGGATCGTGCTCGCACTGTGGCAGGTGTTTCTATCATAAGCACCATGACTAACAGGCAGTACCATCAAAAAATGCTGAAGTCTATATCTTTAGCCAGAAATCAAACGATCGTAATAGGTACAACCAAATTTTATGGTGGTTGGGACAACATGTTACGACGTCTTATGGATGGCATAAATAATCCCATTTTAGTGGGTTGGGATTACCCTAAGTGTGACCGGTCTATGCCCAACATACTACGCATTGCTGCCTCTTGTTTGTTGGCCCGTAAACACACTTGTTGTAATCAGAGTCAGCGATTTTATCGTCTGGCTAATGAATGTTGCCAAGTACTATCTGAAGTTGTAGTTTCTGGCAACAATTTGTATGTTAAACCAGGTGGTACTAGCAGTGGTGATGCCACTACCGCGTATGCCAACTCTGTATTTAACATTCTACAGGTTGTTTCTGCTAACGTAGCAACCTTTTTATCAACTTCTACCACCACTCATAATTCAAGAGAAATAGCGAAGTTACATCGCGATCTCTATGAAGATATTTATCGTGGTGATTCAGATAACCAAACCGTCATTGACAGTTTTTATCAACATCTTAGGACCTATTTTGGTCTTATGATTTTTTCTGATGATGGTGTAGCCTGTATAGATACTAAAGCAGCTTCTGAGGGAGTTGTTTCAGACTTAAACGGGTTTCGTGACATTTTGTTCTACCAAAACAATGTTTATATGGCAGATTCAAAATGTTGGACTGAAACTGACATGACTGTTGGCCCTCATGAATTCTGTTCTCAGCACACAGTGTTGGCGGAACATGAGGGTAAATCCTATTATTTACCGTATCCAGATGTCTCCCGCATCCTGGGTGCTTGCATTTTTGTAGATGACGTTAATAAGGCTGATCCTGTTCAGAACTTAGAACGTTACATCTCTTTAGCTATAGATGCTTATCCACTTACAAAAGTTGATCCTATTAAGGGTAAACTTTTCTATTGTTTATTGGATTATATACGCGTATTGGCTCAGGAGCTTCAGGACGGAATCCTTGATTCTTTCCAGTCTCTTACTGATATGTCGTATGTTAACAATTTTGTGCAGGAATCTTTCTATGCACAAATGTATGAACAAAGCCCCACATTGCAAGCTTCTGGAGTCTGTGTTGTATGCGGTTCTCCAACTATATTGCGGTGTGGTGATTGTATAAGAAGACCACTTTTGTGTTGTGTGTGTGCATATCAACATGTCACGCAAACCACACATAAGCGTATAATAGCTATCAACAATTACATTTGTAGTGTTGATAACTGTAATGAAGATAATGTGGAGAAACTCTACATATCAGGCACTGCTATTTATTGTGAAAATCACAAACCTACGCTGTGCATACCAATTGTAGCTAATGGTACTGTCTTTGGAATCTACCGCCACACTGCTCGAGGTAGTGATGACATAGACATGTTTAATGAATTGGCTACATCACATTATGACACTGTTGAGCCTTATAAGAAGGCCAACCGTGCACCCTTATCTTTAATGCTCTTTGCAGCTGAAACTATAAAAGCTTTAGAAGAGTCTATAAAGAAGTCATACGCCACAGCTACAGTTCGTGATGTGTATGATCAAAGATTTATTAAACTTCAATGGGAACATGGTAAAAAGCCTCCACCCATTACGAAGAATCATATATTTACAGGCTACCATTTTAATAAGAATGGAAAAACCCAAGTAGGTGATTACATTCTTACTAAAACTGATGGCACTGATTCATACACCTATCGTGGTACATCAACATATCGCCTACAAACTGGTGATGTTTTAGTACTTATGGCTCATGTAGTTACTCCTTTGTCAGCACCACCAGTGCTTGCACAGACTAACTACGTGCGCAAATCTCTTATTGCAGATTCTGTAGGAGCCTCATTTTATGTACAGCATTTTAAGTCATACAATGAGATAGCCATGCAGAAAGTCACTACAGTACTTGGACCACCTGGCACTGGTAAATCTACCTTTGCAATTGGTTTAGCCAAGTACTATCCTAATGCACGTATCTGTTACACAGCATCATCGCATGCTGCTATAGATGCGTTATGTGAAAAAGCTTTTAAAACATTGCCTGTAGGCCAATGCAGTCGTATAGTACCCACTCGTACAACTGTTGAATGCTTCCAGGACTTTGTTGTTAATAACACTACTGCACAATACATCTTTTCAACAATTAATGCTTTACCTGATATAAAGTGTGACATTGTTGTTGTAGATGAAGTATCAATGTTAACCAACTATGAGCTTTCTTCTGTAAATGCCAGGTTGGTTTACAATCATATTGTTTATGTTGGCGACCCTTATCAGTTGCCATCACCTAGAACTATGCTAACTACAGGTCAGCTTTCTCCTGCTGATTATAATGTAGTCACAGATATAATGGTGCACAATGGAGCAGATGTTATGCTCGATATGTGCTATAGATGCCCACGTGAGATTGTAGACACGGTGTCTAAACTTGTCTACAATAACAAGCTAAAAGCGGCGAAACCGAACTCAAGACAATGTTTTAAAACCATTATTAATACTGGTTCATCTGACATTGCTCATGAGGGACAATCTGCCTACAATGAGCCACAGTTACGTTTTGCACTTGCTTTTAGACGTTATAAGCGGTGGGAAAACGTGACATTTATTTCACCTTACAATGCTATGAATGTTAAAGCATCCATGGCTGGATTTTCCACTCAGACTGTTGATTCTTCACAAGGCTCTGAGTATGATTATGTTATTTTTTGTGTGACCACTGATTCTGCTCACGCATTAAATATGTCTCGTTTGAATGTTGCTTTGACACGTGCTAAAGTTGGCATACTTGTCGTGTTTAGGCAAGCAAACGACTTGTATAATAGTCTACAGTTTGAATCGATTGATCCTAGCCTCGTAGGTCAAGAGGGAGTACTCCTGATGACGGACCGAAGCAGTACTGCCTTGGCGAAAAGTGGGAGTACTCCCATGAAGCTTCAATCCAGTGAGGAGACAACTCAGGAAGTACTTCCTGAGGGCTCGTCGAGTACTCGCTTGCTGTGTCCTCTTTTTAAACGTTGTAGCTTTGCCTATAATGGTCAACATCCAGCTCATGCCTTAACTTGGCATGACTGTGGCGATGAATATCGCTGTGATGAACCATTAGCTAAACTAGTGGGTGTTGCCGATGGCACACTTATATCATATAAAACCCTAGTGTCAGCACTTGGGTTTTTACCTTCCTTAAATATAGAGTCTTATCATAAGATGTTCTTAACCAAGGAGGCATGCCGGTCCTATGTCCAGAGCTGGATAGGCATAGACGTAGAAGCCGCGCATGCAGTTAAACCTAATGTTGGTACTAACCTTCCACTTCAAGTAGGTTTTAGTACTGGCAAAAACTTCTCTGTTGTCCCTGAGGGTATTTGGGTTGACGAGTTTGGATCTTGCACAGAACCCGTCCCATCCAAAATACCACCTGGAGAACAATTTAAACACCTTAAAAGAGACATGCGAAATGCACGTCCTTGGAAGGTTATACGTAATGAGATTGCAGCTCACTTGGTTGAAACTGCACCTCAAACTGACTACATATGCTTTGTTACTTGGGCTCATCAGCTTGAGCTAGCAACAATGCGTTACTTTGTAAAAATTGGTATGGAGCAGAATTGTTTCTGTGGTCGGCGTGCTAGCTTCACTAATTGTGTTGACTACACGTGTAAGGCCCATAGAACACTCTCCACACCTACTTCTGATTATGTATACAATCCATTTATAGTCGACGTGGCTACGTGGGGTTTCTCGGGACGTCTCTCCACAAACCACGACGAGGTTTGTACATATCACTCCAACGCTCATGTTGCATCTTCGGATGCAGCTATGACTGTTTGTTTAGCTATTAACGAATTGTTCAAGGGTGTAGACTGGGATCTTCAATTCCCAGTAACTCCTGAGCAGTCACAACTTAACAAAGCCTGCCGCATGGTTCAGGCAAACTATCTTAACATTTTGTTAACAACAACTAAAGCTAGTGTTGTGCACGATATAGGAAATCCTAAAGGAATACCGATCGTGCGCAAAGCTGGTGTTAAATATCACTTCTATGATCAAGCACCTATTGTCAAGCATGTTCAAAAGTTAAAGTACAAACCAGAAATGGAGGCCCGTTTCATGGACGGTTTGACTATGTTTTGGAACTGCAATGTTGACACATATCCTGCTAATGCTTTAGTCTGTCGTTATGATACACACAGACAAAAGCATCTTATAGGACCAAATGGTTCTGCTTTGTATATTAATAAGCATGCATTTCTCACACCTGAAATGCACACTTATGCAACTCATAAACTTACATTGGCGCCATTAGTCTACTACTCCACAACGGATTGTAGTACTGAACAGCCAATTGTAGTGTCATATCGCGACTGTGTTACCCGTTGTAATACTGGTACCACTGTCTGCCCTACCCATGCTCTTGAATATCAAGAGTTTATTAATGCATACAATCTTATGGCTCGCCATGGATTTAATGTATATATACCTCGTAATGTCAACATTTACAATTGTTGGCTTACTTTCACTAATTTACAAAACTTAGAAAACTTAGCCTACAACTGTTATTTTAGGAACCACAATGCCCATGTAAATGGAACATTGTCTGTGGTTATTAACCATAACTCTGTATATGCTAAGGTTGAAAATGATTTAGTCAAGTTATTTGACAATACCACATTATTACCTGTTTCTACTGCCTTTGAGCACTATACTAACAGGCATGTTAAAACATTACCAACCACGCAGTTATTAGCCGGTTTAGGCATAACTGCTACCAGAAATTTTACCATCTGGGTTGATAATGACACTGTATTTCAACACACTGTTAATGTGTCTACTTATACTGATGTAGATCCTAACCAGCATGTAGTCCTTTGTGACGACCGTTATGGGACGGATTGGAGTCAGTTTAATCAGTTACCTAATGCTGTACTTCTTACCAAAACTAAGGTAAAGAAGACAACACCATTTATTTGCACTGCACTAACCTTAAATGGCCTAGCCATTGTTGGTGAAGAACTCTATATTTATTACCGTAAGGACGGTAATCTATTAAACTTCAATACTATTTGTACTCAGGGACGTAGTGTTGAAAAATTTACACCTAAAACACCCATGGAGGATGATTTCTTAAACCTTACAGCTCAAGACTTTATAACTAAATATCAGTTACAAGGTCTTGGTGTTGAACATATAATTTATGGGCAAGATGACTCACCTGTTATAGGTGGTACTCATGCTCTCATCTCTCTTGTAAAGAACAAGTTTGACTTTGAACTTGTTAATCATATATACAACCCAGTCCAGAACTGTGTTGTTACCTCACCCAAAGCAAGTACAAAATTGGTTTGTACCTTGCTAGATCTTATTTTAGATGATTATATTGACATTATAAAGCAAGCCCATGCCACCTTTGACACTAAGTCTAAGGTTTTTAATGTCAATATTGACTACCAAAATGTTCGCTTCATGCTTTGGCATGATGATGAAGTAAAAACGTGTTATCCAATAGTTCAATCTTTAACTAATGGATATCAAATGCCTAGTATTTACAAAACTTTAATTTGTGAATTAGAACCATGTGACATTCCAAATTATCATGCCTACACTCCTAAAGTGCCAGGTGTGGTTAAAAATGTCATTAAATATCGACAACTGTTTAACTATATAATAAAGAAAGACCGGTTGGCTGTTCCACATAATATGACTGTGTTGCACTTGGGTGCTGCTTCTATGGAAGGTACTGCCCCTGGTACCGCAGTTATAAAACAAATGTTGCCTGAGGGTTCTATTATCATAGATTTGGATATAAGAGAATTCACCTCAGATGCAAACCAAATAATAATTACAGATTACAGAACTTATATGCCACCACATCATGTGGATGCAATATTTTCTGATCTGTATTGCTGTGACGATATACATTTCTTTGACAATTTAATTAGAATAGCCAAGGAGCGTTTAGCACTTGGCGGTTCTATGTTTGTAAAGATTACAGAACACTCTTATTCACCAGAACTCTACTCTTTTATGAGTAATTTTGATGAATATCAATTCTTTTGTACTGCAGTTAATGCTGCCTCGTCTGAGGCTTTTCTCTGCTGTTTTAACTATTTAGGTGATGCTAAAACTAGTGTAGATGGTTATGCACTACATGCATCATATATTAAATGGCGCAATGAAATTGCATTGACACCAACTTATTCACCTTTAGCCGACAATCCTTCAACAGTTTGTAAGCTGAAGGCAACCCCGATAATATCTCTTAAAGAATTAGAGAAGAAACCTATTCTACGTTACTTAGTTGCTTCTGGCAAGCTCCTTGTGAGACCACCGGAATGCAGAGAATTATATTAATTTCCACCATTTTGTATTGTGCTAGAGCTTTAACTTTAGCAGACAAGATGTTGGACCTCTTAACTTTTCCTGGAGCTCATCACTATTTTAGAGGAGATCTCCAGACCCTACACTCTCGCATAAGTGCTGAATCATATTCAGTCAACCCTTATGACCAATATAATTATCAGACTGATTCTGACTATTATATTAATAAGAGTGTGCATTTAATTGCACCCCTTACCAATCTAACCCTGCCTATATCTGGTCTACACAGATCTATGCAACCACTACGTGTAGGTTGTATATTTGGTGCATCCAATAAAATAGACCAGGGTTTTACTATTAGTGGCATGACATACCCATTGGCATACTGTGTGCCACCATTCTATCAAGTCACAAATGTAACATATGATGCCATGCGTCTACTTTTTGCATTTGCTGACTTAAATTCTACAGGCGACTTTCTTCGCATTAACACTAAAACCATGGGCATGCTGAATGTTTCATGTTCAGCTTCCCCCACACCATTAGGCCATCAAGATGCTGATCGCACTTTCTATGGCTACAATAAACAATTATACTGTTACCTAGACACCCCTGCTGGTATGCAGTATATGGGTCCACTGCCAGCCAATTTAACAGAGATAACTCTGTTTAGGACTGGACAAATTTATACCAATGGCTTTCACCTTGGTACCATACCTTCAGAGCTAACATATGTCTACCTAGACAAGTTAGCTTTCCAAAATAAAACTGTGTGTATGATGGCTAATCTCACCGACACACTCATTACTTTAAATCATACTGTTATTCAACAGGTTACCTATTGTGAGAAGGATGCAGTGCAGGCTTTAGCTTGCCAGCAATCTACTCATCAATTGCAGGATGGTTTTTATTCTGACCCAGCACCTGCTGTTAACAACCTACCAAAAACACTTGTAACACTACCAAAGATAGCAGAATCCTCTACATTACAAATTAATGTCTCTGCTACATATAGCTATGGTAGTGCCTCAGGTTCCATTAAACTATCCTATAATGGATCCAGTAATAACTCTCATTGTGTTCAAACACCCTACTTCAAGCTTGAACAAAATCTAGTTTGTAGTGGTGGCTGTTCTGTACGCATTGAAACTCTCACATGCCCTTTTGATCTTAATGCAGTCTCTAATGGCATGTCATTTCAACAATTCTGTGTTAGCACTGTATCTGGCCAATGCAGCATGCAAGCCATTGTTAACACAGGTCAACCCTGGGGTTATGTAACCTCCACACTTTATGTAACTTATGTTGAAGGGCAATCCTTCACAGGAACCTCCAGTGATCAAATTGAGGATCTCACTGTTTTACATCTAGACCAGTGCACTTCTTACACCATTTATGGAGTATCTGGCACTGGTGTTATAACCTTATCTGACTTACAACTACCCCACGGCATCACATTTCGAGCTGCCAATGGAGAGTTGTCTGCTTTTAAGAATACTACTACTGGTGATGTTTACACTATACAACCGTGTTCATTGCCAGCACAATTAGCAATTATTGACTCCACCATTGTAGGAGCTATTACATCTACTAATGAGTCCTATGGTTTTTCTAACACCATTGTGACTCCCACATTCTATTATTCAACCAATGCGACCAGCAACTGTACTGCACCTAAAATCTCTTATGGAGAATTGGGTGTCTGTGCTGATGGTTCGATTGGAGCTGTTTCACAATTACAGGATTCCAAACCATCCATTGTTCCTTTATACACTGGAGAAATTGAAATTCCTGCATCTTTCAAACTGTCTGTTCAGACTGAATATCTACAGGTTCAAACTGAGCAGGTGGTTATAGATTGTCCTAAGTATGTCTGTAATGGTAACCCTCGCTGCTTACAATTGCTAGCGCAGTATACCTCAGCATGCTCAAACATTGAGAGTGCACTTCACTCGTCAGCACAGCTTGACTCACGTGAAATCACTATGATGTTTCAAACTTCTAGTCAGTCTGTTGAGTTGGCAAACATCACCAACTTCCAGGGTGACTATAATTTTAGTATGATTTTACCTACACTACCGGGTAAAGACAGATCAGCCATTGAGGACCTCCTTTTTGATAAGGTGGTTACCAATGGTTTAGGTACTGTGGATCAGGATTATAAATCCTGTTCTAAGGGTATAGCTGTCGCAGACTTAGTCTGTGCACAATACTATAATGGCATCATGGTGCTTCCTGGTGTTGTAGATGCTGAAAAAATGGCTATGTACACTGGATCTCTCACTGGCGCCATGGTGTTTGGTGGACTTACTGCAGCTGCTGCTATACCTTTTTCAACAGCTGTACAAGCCCGTTTAAATTATGTGGCACTTCAAACAAATGTGCTACAAGAAAATCAGAAGATTCTTGCTGAATCTTTTAATCAAGCAGTGGGTAATATTTCTCTTGCCCTTAGCAATGTCAACACTGCTATACAGCAAACCTCTGAAGCCTTACTCACAGTCTCAAATGCTATTAACAAAATACAAACAGTTGTAAACCAGCAGGGTGAAGCCCTTGCACACCTTACTGCACAACTGTCACAAAATTTCCAGGCGATTTCGACGTCTATACAAGACATATATAATCGCCTTGACCAAATACAAGCAGATCAACAGGTAGATCGTCTTATTACCGGACGTCTGGCTGCTCTCAATGCTTATGTAACACAACTTCTTAATAAGCTTTCCCAGGTTAGACAATCTAGGATTTTAGCTGAACAGAAGATTAATGAGTGTGTAAAATCACAATCCTCTCGTTATGGGTTTTGTGGTAATGGCACACACTTATTCTCACTTACACAAGCAGCGCCTAATGGCATATTCTTTATGCATGCTGTTCTTGTACCCCAAACATTCCAGCCTGTTGTTGCATATGCTGGTATTTGTGTAGACGGTTATGGTTATTCATTGCAACCGCAATTAGTTCTGTACAATCTTAATGATTCATACAGAATTACTCCCCGAAATATGTTTGAACCACGGACTCCTACTCAGTCCGTTTTCATTCCACTAACTACTTGCAGTGTTGACTTTGTAAATGTTACGGCCAACAATGTTTCCATTATTATACCAGACTATGTTGATGTTAATAAAACTGTGTCTGATATTATAAATGGTCTCCCGAACTATTCTTATCCAGAATTGTCGCTGGACCGTTTTAACCATACAATTCTAAATCTCTCCCAGGAGATTGAGGATTTACAAATACGATCACAAAATCTTAGTGCTACTGCGGAACTTCTGCAGCAGTACATTGACAATCTTAACAATACTCTAGTAGACCTTGAGTGGCTTAATAGAGTTGAAACATATTTAAAGTGGCCATGGTACATATGGCTTCTCATTTTCTTAGCAATAGCAGCATTTGCAACAATACTTGTCACTATCTTTTTGTGCACAGGATGTTGCGGAGGCTGTTTTGGGTGTTGTGGAGGCTGTTTTGGCCTGTTTTCTAAGAAACGTCGCCTTAGCAGTGAACCGACACCAGTCTCATTTAAATTAAAGGAATGGTAGCGGATGACTGGTCCATTACCATACCCGGTCAATATGTAATAGCAGCACTTATAGTCTTGTCTATAGGTGTTATGCTACTGTTCATTAATACTTGTTTAGCCTGTGTTAAACTCTCATATAAATGTTTCCTAGGTGCACGTTATCTAGTAAACCCCATTATAGTGTATTATTCCAAACCAAAAACAGTCTCTGATACTGAGTTTGTAAAAATACACCAATTTCCAAGAAATAACTATGTCTGACGCTCAAGAGTGGCAGGTTATTGTTTTTATTATTATTATATGGGCTCTTGGAGTCATACTCCAAGGTGGCTACGCCACTCGAACCCGTATAATATATATTATTAAACTAATTCTCCTGTGGCTTTTGCAGCCATTTACACTAGTAGTTACCATATGGGCTGCAGTGGACAATGGTTCAAATAAAACAGGAGCTGTTTTTATCATATCTGTTATTTTTGCTGTGTTGACATTTCTGTCCTGGCTTAGATACTGGTATGATTCCATTAGACTTGTTGTCAAAACTCATTCAGCTTGGAGTTTCTCTCCTGAAAGTAGACTCTTAGCTGGCATTATGGACCCATTGGGTAATTGGAGGTGCATTCCAATTGACCACATGGCTCCCATTCTAGCTCCAGTCGTTAAGCATGGCAAGCTCAAGCTTCATGGGCAAGAGCTGGCCACTGGAGTACCAGTCACATCACCTCCTAAGGGTATGATAGTAGTGTCTCCTTCCGACACATTCCATTATACTCTTAAGAAAACCATTGAATCCACAGACGATCGTGATCTGGCTGTGCTCATTTATCAGGGTGACCGTGCATCAAACGCTGGACTTCACTCAATCACTACATCAGGTTCAGGCAACGCTCGCCTGTACAAGTACATATAATGTGCAACTGTCTTTTACAGCTCAGTTCGCTTGTCCAATATTGCAAGACACACAACTTAAAAATTGATGATGTTGTTGAGCTTAACGATCCTATCGTTAAAGTTCGCTGTCTTGCTTACTCACTTGTGGTACTTACTAATTCTGATCCAATTGCACTTAGTATACTACCTAGGAAAATGCTTGTCAATGGTGAGCCTCTCCTTATTGAACATGGTAATGTGTATGGAAAGGACTTTCTCATTAGACCATCTTTACAAGTCATTCTTGAAGAAGAAATATAATTAATACTTGACACCAAACCAATTATGACAGCTCCAACAGTACCTACTGTTGATGCTTCTTGGTTTCAGGTGCTCAAAGCTCAAAATAAGAAGGCAATCCATCCTCAATTTCGTGGTGATGGAGTTCCAATTAATTCTGCCATTAAGGCCCAGGAAAACCATGGCTATTGGCTACGTTACAATAGACAAAAGCCAGGTGGTGCTGCAATTCCTCCATCCTATGCCTTCTATTATACAGGCACAGGTCCCAGAGGAAATCTTAAGTATGGTGAATTTCCTCCTAATGATTCCAAGGATTCGTCCAGGATTACTTGGGTCAAAGCAAAGGGAGCAAACACTGATATTAAGCCTCATGTTGCCAAACGCAACCCCAACAATCCTAAGCATGCGTTGCTGCCTCTCCGATTTCCACCAGGAGATGGTCCAGCCGCAGGTTTTAGAGTTGACCCGTTCAATTCCAGAGGTAGGACCATGGATAGATCCAATGGTCCCAGATCAATGTCTGCTGATCCCAGATCTCAAACAAATCAGCCAAGACGTCGTGACCAATCGGCACCAGCTGCAGTCCGGCGAAAAACCCAGCATCAAGCCCCTAAGCGCACACTGCAGAAGGGTAAAACTATTTCCCAGGTATTTGGTAACCGTTCCAGGACGGGTGCTAATGTCGGTTCTGCTGACACTGAGAAAACTGGTATGGCTGATTCCAGGATTATGGCACTAGCTCGCTATGTGCCAGGAGTGCAGGAAATGTTGTTTGCCGGTCATGTTGATGGACAATTTCAGGCAGGCGACATTACACTTACTTTTACCTATTCAATCACTGTCAAGGATGGAACTCCTGACCATGCACGTATAAAGGATGCTCTTAACACTGTTGTCAACCAGAATTACGAGCCTCCTTCCAAACCACAAAAGCAGAAGAAATCTTCTGACCCTTCAACTGTGCAAAAACCACAACAGAAGAAGAAGGTCAAGAAGTCTGATGCCAAGGCAGAAGCACCTTCTTCGGAAGACCTTGAGTGGGACAACGCTTTTGAGATAAAGCGTGATGAGGAGTCTACTGCATAGACACCAATCTATCTATCTTATGTCCCGTAGACAAACAAAACTAACTTATCCACTAGCTAATCCCCAAAACAGGGATACGCTAGTGCCTTGTACTAATACTGTTGAACCCTAAGCCACATCCAGGAATCTTTTCAGTTAATATTGGATGAGATTGTAGCAACAGGAACAACTAAGTCACCTTATGCGTACCTACTTTCCAGTGACCCAGACGTAAAAATCTGGAAAATACACTGGCAGAGGGGTGTTGACGCAGGACCTGGTCACTGCATAACTGTTTTTCAGCGACGCACACCAGAAGGTTTCAACTGGGGTGGTGATTTAACAACATTCAACGTCTACACGGTACCTTTACCTAAAGATGCTTGAATGGACTGTTTATTACCTTTCCTGGTTGATTTTATGGATGATCAATGGTTATCCAACTCCTAATGAAACAGCACATTTGTTTGTTGTGTCTCGAAACTTTTGGTTTTTAGACGCAATAGCAATGTTGCCTGTTCTTTGTTATATTATGGAACACTATGACCTCTATAGTGTTAATCAATATTTAGTATGAGAGGCAATCAGAGGGCGCTATCATGCAAACTAGGATTGTCTGCTCATGCACAGAACCAACTACCGATAACTAACAGTGCATGAAGGTTAGTTATTCCATATTAATTGCACCGAGGCCACGCGGAGTACGATCGAGGGTACAGTGCACTCACTTAATTGTTATTGTGTAATTACAGCCACCACAGAGAAATTTAAAGGTCTGTACTAGTTTACTAGGTGTAGCAGATGCTCCATGATGAGAAAGCGCTGTGGTGGGGAATAATTGCATGGGGTAATTTGGGTAAAATTAATTTGGTTTAGATGGGGTAGTTAGCAAAAAAAAAAAAAA